TGATATATTGCTTTCCAGTCGTTTACTCCGAAAAGTGCTGATTGTCTAGAACTTTTAGCCATAGTTTATCTCTGATCTAGTATTTATCAAACCTAAAAAACCGGGTTTTTAAGATTATTGCATTGCAGCGGTATTCGTGCTACTGTCGAAAAATACGCTTAACAACAATGCTTGATTGAAGGGGGCTATGGCTAATTGCACTTCCATCAATATGCCATTTTCTTGCGGATATGCTCTGACAAAATCTATGATTAATCTAGGATCTAAGCTAGCAACTCTTCTTATCTCATTTTCTAATGAGAATTGAACATCTGGGGTATTTGGTTCGAACACAAAATCCCACAATGTTGTACCATAATCGGGTTGGCCGACCTTTTCACCTTGACGTATGTTTAACGCATTAATGAAATCTTGTACTACTAGATTTTCATCCGTTAATCTAAACTTTTTTCCTGTATTGATTCCGTTTACGATAGAACCTACGCCGCCATCTACACCCACAGGTGCATTGGTAGTTTTAGGTTTATTCGAATTAATCGTACTGAATCCAATATATTGCGGCATGATTGTATTTAGTTATGTTATCCCTGCGATCCTGAGCCCGGTATCACAGTGCGATTAATCACAGAAACAGTGGTGTTGCTTGTAGTGCTTTGATTTGTTTCCGATGTGCTATTACCATATACTGCTAATGCAATAGCAGGATATTGTTCATCTAGTTTCTTCAATTTATCTTGTGAAGAAGTGTATTCAGCGATTGCAGCATCATAAGCTGCCTTAGCAATCTCTATCTGCGGATCACCCGGTGGTAAATTTTGTTGTGCGGTCAGATATTTGTCCAATGTCTCATTCATGTTGTTTTCTGCCTTTAGGCTTGCTACAATCAATTCACCCTGTGCTAAGATATATTCGGTTTTCTGAGTCGCTATATCGTCTACTTTGCCTACTGTGGCTTCGTCTATCTCACCGAATTTCGGAGCAGGTATAGCAGGATCTCCTAATTGACTGACTACTGCGGCATTGATGCTATCTCTGTTAGTAGTGTTCAATGCAATGCTTGGTACTTTGATACCCGATCCAGCACTTGCTATAGATCCTAATGCGCTTTGTAACTCACTGGCTGCTCCAGATGGTAATCCTGCTGTCAATGCAGCAGTCAATCCGCCAGCCGCACCTGAAACTTTACTTAACAATCCACCTGCTTTACCTGCTAGTTGGCTACCTATACCATTCAATGCATTTGTCGCAGCGCCTGTTATGGCTCCCTTTAGATCCCCTGTTCCGGGCAACGCTGGTAGTCCACCCTTAGCAAGATTGGTTATGCTTGCTACTGCACCCGCGCCACCTGGCAAGCTATTCAAGCCGCTAGCAAAAGATGATGATGTTGAAGATAACAATCCTGTAGCGGCACTTGATGCGGCAGCAGATAAGCTACTTACACCTTTTACTAATGATGAAGGACTTGCAAACGCAGTAGCGGCTGTGCCTGTAGATTTCGCTATAGTTGACAACGATGATAGATTTGTATTGATTCCTGCACCTACTACAGAAGCCGCTGATTTACTAGCTTGAACTAAACTGTCTGCTATTGTGCCTGTGCTTGGTAATATCTTGCTAGCAGATCCAGCAAGATTGAATGATAAACTTGATGCTCCGGTCGCGGATGCAGCCAAATCTAATCCTGGTATACTAGATTTTCCTAAGCTTGCCACTGACTGTGCTGTTTGTGATAATGCGTTAGTTATATCAGATCCAGATGCTTCTAATGTGCTATCTGCGCTTTGTTTAGCCAATGCTGAAAGATTTTGCGGTATGCCTGCTTTCATTGGCTTAAATGATGCGGCTATAGCACTAAATGCGCCTGCACTAATACCCTTAGCTTGATCAACGACTCCGGCTAAGCTAGGTGATTTAATCAATGAATCTACTGAGTTCTTTATGCCTGATAATGCTCCTAATGATCCTTCTCCAATTCCTGCTGCGAAATTGCCACCTGCAATATCCTGCATGACATTATCAAGACCTGATACAGAGAATCCTTTTCCGCCTACCAATGATCCGGCAGTTGATTTTATTGCACCTAATGTAGCATTTACTCCATTGTTTGCGGCACTCATAACCATGCCACCTAATTGACTTCCCGTCTCGTTGCCGGTCAATGCGCCTGCATTTTGTAATGCAGTTTGCGCTGATTGTAGATTTTTAACTACTGCATCTGACTGTGCTGATACATTGTTGAGCAATGGGCCTAGTGACTCTGCGCCCGGTTGTCCTGTAAACAAATTCTTAGTCATACTAGAAGCAACATTACCTGTTGCGGCTGCTAATGATGTGACTAGTGCTCCGGCGCCAGGTTTTAATGTTCCTGCTTTTTCTAATTGTGAAGGTGTTAATGCAAACTTACCTACACCTACTTGTGGTCCCGAAGATGATGCAGCTATAGCAGTACCTTGTGTTGTTGCTGCCGCTAACGGACCTGCTGATGCTTTTTGTGCAACTGCTGCCGTTAACGCTTGTGTAGTTTTGCCATCTAGTGCTTTACTTACTGCGGAAGCTGTAGGTGCTGATGCGGCTGTAGCTAATGAAACTGGATTAGTCAATGCTGCCCCTGCTACTGAGTTAGTATTTGCAACACTAGAAGCCGGGCTTGCTGGTAGCTGACTACTTGCACCCAAGTCAGTCTTAACATCGACACCTTGACCTGCGTTAGACCACGGCGCGTGTGCAGGTGCTCTGCTTGTTATACTGACTAATTTAGCAGGTGCGGCAATAAATCCTTTTTGATCTTCAAACAACGTATCTGTGTGTAATGTTTTTTCTATTGAAGGAACTTCTACTGGTTTGGTTGACGTTTGACCAGTATTCAAATTTACTTTACTACCATTGACATAAGCAATGCCGCTACTAGCCATGCTTATATCACCGCCGCTTTCCATGCTCATAGCACCGGTAACTTTGGTCAGATGTTTACCCATTGTAAAGTTACTATAATCGCTACCAACTCTTTGTTTGTATTCTTTCTCAGAGTTTACATGAATGTTTTCGGCTTGTATGTTTAGATTCTTAGTGGCATGTATGTTTACATTATTGTCGGCATGTAAGTTAAGATCACCTTGTGTTCTTACGTTAACGCTGTTTGTGCTATAAATGTCTACTGTACCTTCTTTACCTAATTCGATATAACTTTGGCCATTACTATGCAGTATCATCAATGTTTGACCATCGTCACTCATCAATATCTGATGTCCAAGTGCTGTTCTAATTCTTACTAATTGGTCACGACCAATAATGTCGCCGTCGTCCATGACAATACTGTGACCACCTCTACGTGCTACAACACGTAAATTCTTTGCTTGATCTGCTTTTAAGTTGTCTGCGATACTTTTATCGTCAAAGCCACCTTCATAGATTGGTCTACCGGGTGTGCTTATGCCCCAACCCACTCTGCTAGGTGTTTCACGTTGACTACTTGAACTGATAGGGCCGCGAATAGGATCACGCAATATACCCTGTTGGAACATGATAGCGGCTGTATAACTATGTACTGGTTTAGCCGCTGTCAAATATTCTGAACTGTCTGCTATATTTTTGTTGTTAGTATTAATGTTGGTGACTGGTAATCTTTTAGCACCGCCATAACTTTGTGCTTCACCTTCATTAGGTATGATATTATCTGTAGCACCTATAGCAGGAACCATTTGCAATGCTTCTGGTTCTGGTACGCAACCTACGTAGAAGCCATAGTTCATATCTCCATCTACGAACATACATAAAACAGTAGTTCCTATATCAGGAGGACTCATCCACATACCATAACTGCTTGGGTTTGTTTTATATGTACCTAGATCCGTATCACCGGCATCAGGACGTGTGAAGCCAAAGAAAGGACTTAAGAATCTAACAGGTCTCCAGTTGTCTTTATTCTCGGGATCTAAACCACTATTGTCTGTAAGATAGACAAATATTCTACCTGATCTTGTTGGGTCAACGTTATCTTTGACTATACCCAATACAGGTGTTAGGCGAGGATTAGCTCCACCTGCTGTTGGGCTACTTCTTTTAAGCTGGCCTGTTGGTTTTCTAACGTCTATTGCCATTGTTATCCTCTACCGTCACCGAACAATTCTGTGTCTAACTCGGCATCTAAGTTCGTCTCAAAGTCATCATCTTGTACTTGTCCAGACTTAGATCCAACAGTACCCTGCGATGAATTTCTAGATGCTTGTGTACCTGTGTTACCTTCAGTGCCTGTATCAGTCGGTTCACCTGTGTCGAACATGGTGCCTAACAATTTCAATGTTTGTTCGAATTTACCGCTAGCAAATACGCTATCGACTTCACTGACTTCCCATATAACAGCACCTTGCACCATATCTTTTATGTATTGCGGATAGTTCAAGAAGAATATATTCTCGTTAATCTCCATCAATCCATTACTGTTTTTATAATCTACCGCTTCTTTGAATGCGACCTCGATGAAAACTTGTCCGCCCTGTGCGCTGATGGTGTATCCATCAGTATCATAAAACTTACTATACAAATCAGTGATAGATGTAGCACTATCACGTACTAAGAAATCAGGGTCTCCGAATATTTTTATACTACCATTAGCATATGCTTCGATATCATGCAAACTAGTCACTATACTGTTTTGAACTTCTAATCCTACAGCCAAACTACCTGTTCTATTGCTGTTGGATCTTACTCCGGGTGTCACACTAGTGCCGCCGGCTGTAGCTGTACCCGCACTAGTATCTTTAGAGCCAGGAGGCGGTGCATCTGATTTTTGTCCTGTATTACCTGCTGTGTTCTGAGTATTACCTGTAGCAGAACCTGAATTAGACCTTGAACCAGTTTGTTCTGTTTCTCTTCCTGCTCCTGGATTCTGTCCTGATCCTATAGGTTTAAAATCTTTACCTTCTATACCCAATACAGTATTGAAATATAGATTATTAAAAGTTAATTGATAATCTAATATTTCACTATTTTGACCTGTAAAGTAATAATCATATCTCTTATGCGGGCCATAATATCTTGTCTTGTCCGGAGCATATGGTGTAGCTACGCTAGGTATGTCATAAACACTTATGATAAAATTCTGTCTATATGCCCAATCTTGAATTTTAGGATCCCAAGTCACACCTACTATTTCGGTACTAACTGTGAACCAAGCGATAGGTATAGGATTATCACGTTTTACCTGTTGATTGTTTTTCTGATTAGGATCAGGCTGTTTAGTATTTGAATATACTGTAGACAAAGCTTGTTCCATATAAGAACTCTTTTTGATAATCTGTTCTATAGCCTGTATGATAGATGTGTCATTGTTGAATGTGAATAATCTTTCATTTGGATCAGGCGGTTTGGCACCTTGTGAGTCATTAGATTCTGTAGTGGTCCTAGCTCCTGAACCTGGCCAACGCCATTTATCTAAATCTGATTTAGTGACCATGCTAGCCAAACCTATTCGTGTGGCTGCATCTCCTTGATATATGACATTGTATACGTTTGGATATGTTGCGCTAGCAGGGTCTTTAGATGTCTTTTCAAGTTCTGATTTGTTTAATTTTGTAAACAAACCTTCAGGACCTTGCAATGCATCATTTACTGTTTTACCCTGCACTTTAAGACCAGTGGGCATTCTGCCTCTTTTAGTTCCTAACAATGCCTGAGCATTGATCCCTGTTGCCTCTACTGAGTATACAACTGTTTTACCGTCAAGCCTAAACTTTACATTGGTAATTTGCATATCATAATAATTTTCAAACAAGGCTCCTGATCCAGCTGGATCTATAGGCTGTCCATAAAGATTATCTCTTGAAGTTATAATATTACCGTTAATATCATAACCATAAAATCTAATGCCTAAAATATAGATTTGCTTAAAATCGTTACTTAAGTTTTTATAACTAGTGCTATCAGTATATGCTTTTAATGCATCGGCTGCTCTTTTAAGATTAGTCAAGAAACTAAAACCATATGGTTCTGTAATCTGAAAAGCAATATCAGTTACAGCACTTGTATCTGTTCCGGTAGCTTTAGTACCGATCAATGTTTTGAATCTTAGATTATCAATATAATAATCTAATTCAAAGCCCGGGGCTCTTCTCGTTGATGAATTGTTTATGCCACCTGATTGTGCTATAAGATATGCTCCTGCGCCTACATTGCTCGTTTGAGTTGCGGGGCCTGCTGTAGATAACACATCTATCTTTTGTCTACCGCTGTTCACAAAGGCTGCATATGCATCCGGTGTGATCATATATAAACTCAATTGATAGGTATAGCTTGCTAACTTGCTTAATGGATTGAACAGTCTTTTTCCGGGCTTGTCACTACCACCTGCACCTGTGCCTGATGGACCAGGACTAGCTGCGGCACCTGACGCAACACCTGAACTGCTTACGTTTTGAATAGTTCCTGCTACTTTAGCAACAGCATTTTGTGCTTGATTTAATGCTGATCTAGCTAAATTATTAAGGTCGTCATCTGCCTGATTTGCCATTTATTATATACCTAACACTTGTTTTAATGTATCTAATGTAGGGACGTAGAATTGAACGCCGGTCTTAAAATCAAAATAAGGATCAAAGCCAAGTCTGTTTGGATTACGTGCTGCAAATACCCACCATAGTCTACTATCACTATATAAGTGCTGTGCTAATAAATCAGGTCTATACTGATAAACTTCAGGTAGTACATATAACACATCACTAGGTTGACCTGGAATAGGTCTGTTAACCATGAAGTCTAAAAACTTTTTATTGAACACTCCTGTATCTTTATAAGGACTTGTTCTTGGATATAATGTATTACTAGGCATTACCAGAATCCTCCGCCTGCACGTTTAACACCATTTAATAATTTGCCATTAGCATAGTCTTTAACGCTAAAGTTATTGCTTACTTCATATCTGCTTACTATAGGATTGGCTGTGATACTTATGCTTATCTTTGTAGGCACATATGTAGGTTCTTTTGTTCCTGGTGGTATAGTAGCATTAAATCCCGAATTAAAATTAGGGGGTTTTAATTTTCCACCTACCCCTAAAAGACCGGACATGGTACTACCTAATACCCTAGCAGCGGTGGTCGATAATATAGTTTCTGCTTTATTCCAAAGAGTAGATTTGTTCGGTTTGCTTGGATCTCCCTGTTCTGCTCTGCTAACACCAGGGGGTAATGTCAATGCACCTGCACGAATGTAATCTACATCACTAGGTAAATTGTATGTGAAGTTTGTGATGGCTAATGGGTGCGCATTAAATTG